TAGCGCGCAACGGCAAGTATTACTTTGACGAGGAACAGCGCGACGAGGTCGAGTCATCCATCAAGGGACTGCTGGACTGCTGGCGGGAGGAGATATGCTAAAGACATATATCGTCACCGTGGACATCAAAGAAAGCCACACATACGAGGTCGAAGCCAACAGCAGGGAAGAGGCATACGAAAAAATGCACGGCGCCCTTTTGACTGAACCGGCTAAGCCATTGGACTGGGATACTGAGGAGCCGATACCTGGCGTCGAGTATGGCGATTGCGAAGTCTGGGAACAATCAGTCTCGGACTACATCCAAGAAGTGGGGGAGGGGGAGTAATCCCCCTGGTCCCTCGGGCCCGCCTTGAGCATGCATATACTATCAAGGCCGCAAGTCGCAAGCCGCAGGTCGCAAGCTTTCCCCGCGATCCGCGGATCAAACAAGGCCGCAAGCCGCAAGCCCGCAAGCACACTCGGACCTGCATTATAAAAAACGAAAAAGGCCGCAAGCCCTCAGGCGAAAACACAGGATCGCACAAGGCCGCAAGGCCTCACCCCTCCCCTACCCCCTAGTCGGGCGCGAAAAGCTCTCAAATCAAACGCTAGACCCCTTGTATGAGGGGGCGGGAGCGATTCCCCCTACCCTTTCCCTGCAAATACAAACATTTTTCTAACATATGCTTGGTTTTGCTTGCAAAATAACGTCAACGCACTATTATTGATAACGCTAAAGCAAACAAAAGGAGACTGCTAATGGCATACCGAGACAACAATCCCTTCGCCCCGAAGGATATCGACCCTACCCTCGCCTCGTTTGGTGAACGCTCTGACGTATCACTGAAAGGATTGGTAACCAACCAACACTTCTCAGAAGAAACCATCTGCTTCAAGGCGACGGTTTACATTCGCAACAAGCGGATGTTCTGTGCTGAGAACAGTGGCAATGGTGAAGCTAATCACTACATGCCACTGAAGAATCAATCACGCGAAGACTTCGATAAGGCGATCAAGGTTGCGCGTCATGAGGCAAGCGAATACATGCTGGCCAAGTACCGCAACGAAGAAGAAGAGTTGATGAAAGATTTCATCAAGGATTCGATTGACCGCTACGCCAACACTGACAGCACTGCGCTGTTGGACTGGTTGGTCACTGACCTGATCAACGAGCGTCATGCGCTGAAGGAACTGCGCTCACTGCTCAAGCGCAAGATCACTATCTACGATCCTGCAAAAAATGAGGTGTCTTCATGGCCTTCGACTGCCAAGCCGACTGAAGAAAACGTGGAGCGATACAAGGCTTACTTCGTTCTGACCAATCCCGTGAAAGGTTCCATGGATTGGAAGTGGATGAACCTCATCCCCGAAGCCGAAGCGTACAAGTATTGGAGGACTGCACGATGAAAGGAATGATTCTGCAAACTGAAGATTGGTTAGAGATGATGAGTGATTTAGCCGTCATCTTGGCTGATGAATACGGAGATGGTCTTGACGTTGTGGTGGATGAGAACGGTGACGAGTACTACACCGACGAGTCTCAAGATCGTTTCAACAGTTACACCGACGAGGCTGAGAACATCATGGTTCGCCTTCGCATATTGCCAGCTAATTGGGAGAAGTCATGAGTTCAATCGACAATAAGATTTCCTGTGACCGCTGCGGCGAGTACAACCATGAACGCAGCATGGTGTTTCACGGCAGCGACTTCGTATGCATTGGATGCAGTGATGATCTTGATGAGTTGGAGGAGATGTACGGTCAGACAAAGGAGCAAAGGCTCAGCCATCTTGATGGTCTATCTGACGAGGAACTAGCCATGCAACCCAACGCTCCTGAAGACGAGACGTTTGTTGTTGAGGAAGAAATCTTCTTCGCCTGCAACGAGTGCGGCACGATGACTGCTGAGCACATGCTTGCGCCCATCAAGGTCAAAGCAGGCATTAGTAACCACTGCCCGATGTGCTACAGCGAATGCTACGAAGACCCTCGTAACATCTTGACTGACTACACGATCAGTTACGTTGAGGTAATCAAGCATGAAGTGAAGGTTGAAGCCATGAGCCGTGCCCAAGCGGAGCGAATCGTTCTATCAGAAAAGCATGGGATAGAGCGCAAGACTCGTTTGCCTAGGGTGATTGGCAAGTCGATCACAAGAGATGGCTCATGAGAGTCCTTGATCTGTTCTCTGGTATCGGTGGGTTCTCACTTGGATTGGAGGCAGCAGGTATGACCACTGTTGCCTTCTGTGAGCGTGACCCGTATGGCACTGCAATTCTCAACAAGCATTGGCCTGACGTGCCTGTGCATAGTGATGTAAGGAATCTAGATGGAAAAAAATATGCCGGATCAATTGACGTTGTTTGCGGGGGATTCCCTTGCCAACCATTTTCAGTCGCAGGAAAGCAGCGGGGCAAAGACGATGACCGTCACCTCTGGCCGGAAATGTTACGAGTCATCCGTGAATCCAAGCCACGCTGGGTTATTGGAGAGAACGTTTCTGGGTTCGTCCGCATGGCACTCGACGATGTGTCACTTGACTTGGAGAACGAAGGCTACGAAGTCAGGCCGTTTGTACTACCAGCTTGTGCCGTCGATGCGAGACACCGAAGAGACAGAGTCTTCATCATCGCCTACAGAAAGCAATCTGTGGGCGACACCAAGCACGATGGATTACCTGCCTCAGAGATCGCCAGAGGCGCTAGACAAGCTGAAGCAAGGTCAACGCAAGGGTCGATCAAGGCCGTCGAATCTGAGGGAGCAGGTAGACCCTCAGACCATGGAGCGATGGTTGTGGCCGACACCCACGGTGAACGGCAACTACAACGCCAAAGGTGCAAGCAAGAAGTCGGGCGATGGTCTGGCGACGGCGGTGAAGAAGGAGGGGTTGTGGCCAACGCCACTGACGCGGGACTACAAGGGCGGGAGATCGCCGGAGACGTTGAAGGCGAAGGGTCGTACACCGACCAACAGTTTGCCGGATTCGGTTACGCATCAGGAAGGGCAGAGTGGACCTCTGAACCCGCAGTGGGTCGAATGGCTCATGGGGTTCCCAATCGGGTGGACAGAATCAAAGCCTTAGGCAATGCGGTTGTCCCCCAGTTAATTCAAATCATTGGCGAGTTGGTACTCGCTGCGGACAAAGACATATACGGAGATATGCGATGACAAACTTTAGAATCATTTTTGTTGACGGTAGGGATGACTTGGTTATCCCATGCCCAACCAACTACGGCAACTACTGGGTCGTGTTCCAGTATCTATCTGAGTTGCTACGCACCAGATGCATCCACGAGGATGAGATCAAGCATGTGACCACGACTCAGCTACCGACTACTGAGGACGCATAGTCATGTCTGATCTGCTCACATCAACGGAGCCGTACTTCAAAGAGACTCGTGGTGGAATGAGAACCAACTCATCCACCATGCACCAGCACAAGGTTGAGCGTGAGTTCACTTGTGCGTGGTGCGGTGAGAAGTTCATGAGCATCCAACCATCGGCCAAGTATTGCAGTGCGGCTCATCGCCATGCTGCTTTCAGGTCCGTACCAAGGCTTGGAAAGCCCAAGGTGATAACGCGGCTGAAGAGGAGAGGGAAGGGCTATCGTCCACCGCTTGCGCTGATCCGTCAAAAATCCTGATCTAGGCCATCCTGGAATTCCTCATCTTCGAGTTCATCCTCAAGATCGAGGGGTTCCTCACCCTCAAGCTCCTCATCCACCATGGCTTCATCCGCAAGCTCACCCTCAACCACCACACCTGCACGCTCAGCTAGGACAGGCGCAAGTTGATTCTTGTCTATCAGTTGCTGCAGCCGAGACTCAACTTCTGCTCTGTCCATCTGGTCGATGCGTCCGTGCTTGATCTCTTTCTTATCCACCATCAGGCCCGCAAGTTTTGCTCTGCCGAGTTCTGCTGATACCGCTGCACCATAAGACCCGTCTTCAACAGCAGCATCTCTGATCATCTGTAGGTCACGAGCAACCTTATCGAAAGTGATCTCAAACTTTTTCTGCTGTGCCTCCTGGAGTTCACGAATCTTGGTTTGCACATGCGCGTATCTCGGATCATTCAAAAGTATGGAAGCTGCTCTTGCTGGACCTGCATACCCTGCTCTGTGTGCTGACTCTGTGTTAGTCAGATCGTGATACACATAGTGCTGAATAAACGCCTGTTGTTTCTTCGTAAA